TTATACCCTCTAAGTATCCATTCCTCTATCATTTTATTCTTGTAGAGAAGCAGAGCCTCTTCGTAGCCTTGCCACATAGTTACAGCTGGATGATTCTTCCAGCCTTTGTACTCTCTACCAGTCTTCGTAGGTACGCCTGTTAAAGCGTTGAAGATTTGTAGAGCTTCCACTCTCTGTTTACCTAGCCTTCTGTAGTCTAGGCATTGTGCAGAGAGCGTAAAGTCTTTATATGGTAAAAATGTCTGCATTAATTATTATCTCCAGAACTTATCCTCTATCCAGGATACTATGTATTTTGCTAGTAGAGTAATGTTTACCACTATAAAAGATACATATATATACACATAATGTGTAAAGCCGTGTGGTTCTCCACACAAACCGAGTAGATGTTTTAGTGTCTCTAGCATCCGCAGCTACCAGATTTACAGTTAGAGTTCATTTCTTTAGGATGAGTTATTATAGTTGGCTTCTTTGATAGAACTGCTTTATCAAACCACTTGTCTCCTACTTTTACTTCTCTACCATCTTCTACATACTCTACTATATAACACCACTTACTAGCTCTAGAGTTATATCCCTTTAGCTTTACTTTGCTACCATTGAGAGTATATTCTTTCTCTACGTCAAATCCTATTATCTTTGCTAGTTGTAGTAAACTGTCCCACTCTTTAGTAATTATCTTTCCATCTTCTGATAGTGTATTTACTTTCATCTGAAAGGTAGCTTCATTCTCTGAGTAGCTACAATTACCTAGGCTTATCTCTACATTATGTTTCTCTCCGACTGCTTTCAGAGCTTCGTTACTATATCCTCTGATTGATGTCAGTGTCTTATTATCTAGTGTCATTAGCTTTGTCTTTCTCTCTATACCATATTGCATAGAGTTGTTTTTTGTTATAAGAGTTTGCTTTACTCTTGGTTATGTCAAATCTTTTTATAGCCCACTCTACGAGATGTATCTTTCTAGTATGTGGACATCGAGAGTAGCTGTATTGTATATTACTCATCAGTCTCTTTGTAGTCTGTTATAATAGAATCAAGACTCTCTAGTAGTCTTTCGTCTGTCCAGCCATTACTCTCTCCGAATAAATTTTTGTAGACTTCGCATCTGATCAGCTCTGCAATCTCTGTGAGAGCGTTGAACTGCTCTAGATTAATTTTTCTTACTGGTTGTGCCATCTCTACTCCTTATCTGAGTCTAAAGAACTCTAGAACTCTATATATAAATGATTCTCTACAATAGTTTTTCCAGGCAGATAGAACTACGTCTCTTTTTATCTGTGCCTCTCCATAAGCTAAAGATAATATTCTTTTCTTTATCTTATACTTTTTTATTACATCTCTAAATTCTTCTAGAGTGTTATCTGTTTTAACCATATTACTAGTCTCCTATTTGTTATTGTCTCTAAGTAATTTCTTCTCTAATAGTAATTCTTCTCTAAATTTCTTTGTAGCAGCTACTCTGCTATATCCGTAGTATACTCTTTTAAAGAGAGAGTCATATCTCTCTATATACTCATAAAATAAATACGAGCCATCGCTCTGTCTATCGCTTATCATTCTACCAGGTTTTCTCCTCTCTGAGAATCGGTCTTAGCAGCTTGGGGTCTATTCTCTTAGTGGTGCTTCTTATAGGCTGAGTTTGATTTCTACGTACTTTGAGATTATGTTTATACATTCTCTCTTTCTCTTCCCATTGCTCTAATGAGCTAAGCACTCTATTCATATGCATGTAGCCTACTTTGATTAGACTACGTTTGTTTTTATCATATACATTGATGTACGTTCCATTATCATAGAGATGGCTACGCATGTAGAATAATATTTCACTAATCTCTTTCAATGTCTTTCTAGCAAATATTTTCTCTCCATGCATAAAAAGCAGCCATTTATTATCTACGTGTTCAATCTCTATAAGAATAGTATCTTTCTTACTGTCCTCATTATCTATATAATGGTCAATCTCTGTAATATGTTTGTAAGATTGATTTAGCATTTATCTCTCAATTTCTTTAGTTAGAGTAAAAATAGGTTAAAGAAAAACCCGTATTTCTACGGGCTTTTCTTGTAAGGTTTTTTACTTTCTAGCTCTCTTTCACCTCTTTAGCTGGCTTGACTTCCTTGCCGTTAGTATCTAAGAATTTGTAAGTAGCTTTAATATTGATATCATAGCTATTAACAGAGACTTCGACTCTAGATACTTGCTCATAGTTAGAACCGAGCTTTTCTACTTGCTTAGTAGTTAAAGACTTTTTTTCATATTTAAAAGCCTTAAGAGATTTTACTAGCTCTCTAGCTTGGTAAAAATTCTCTTTGGTTTCAGAGTCTGAACAGAAGTCTATATGAGATTCTCTATCTTTCTTTTCTACAATCGTACAATCTTGTTCAATCTGTTTAGTATCGATATTAACTCCACGTCCTTGTAATTTACTTAATAGTGCTAATTCGCTTGTTGTTAATGTAGTCATATTATTATTCTCTTTCTTTTCTTGTCTAGTTGTCAAAATATCCTCCTTTCCACCAAGTTGAGACTGAATCTCATTATCAGTGTTATTGAGACTGAGTCTCATTAGCATTACTGAGGTCTTGGATTTAGGGAGGTTGTTCATGTGCTGTAATATACTACAATTCTACATGAGATACAAGCACTTTATAGAGATAATATTTTATAGAGTACGCCAGGCAGCCTTATTGCTACTGAGACTCATTCTCATTAAATAGGCTTTTATGCTAGATCGATATTGAGACTCATTCTCATTAAGCATAATCCTGGGTGTAGCACGTTACAAGTTACAAATAAATATTTATATGAAGCAAGTGTTATTATTTTAGGACTAATGATATTGAGACGCAATCTCAATTAAGATTTTTTCAACCAAATCCCAAAAATCGCAAACAATCGCATGGGGTGGGCCGCCCGTGAAGAGAAGAGGCGTACACAAAATAGTACTATTTTTTACAATTTAGGAGTGTATTCCGTTATATCTTAAAACATAGGGTTAGAATCTGTAGTAGGTATAGCTCTATTTGTCCCAAATTTAGGTCAATTTGCTACTTTTTTGATTTTTGCGAGTCAATATACGTTGATTATGTTTTTTGTGTATAAATCGACGTTTTACGAACTCATACTTTTGGTGGTATGTACACCAGTTGTCTCGATTAAGTTTTAAGTAACGGTAAGAATGTTTGTTTCCTACAAAATCTTGTAGAATTGTAGGTGTATCGCTGATCGCATTAGTATTTACGTTGCAACCAGTAAAAAGAAACCACACAAAAAGAATTTTTTTCATTATAGTTTTTTCTCAACCTTTCTTTTTTTATCAAGTTGTACCTCTGTAGTAGTATTTTTTATCCATTCTCCAAATATTTTTGTATAATTTTTTCTATACTTAGTATAGTTAGTTATCCTACTCTTATCTCCTTTTCCGTTCATAATCTCTCCAAATCTTTTTGCAAGTTATGTTAATAACTTGTTTTTTAATAATATATATATTATATATATTATATATTTAAGTCTTCTAGTTACTTACAATATAAGGCTTATAAGGTCTTTTGTCAACAAGTATCTTACCACTTGACAAGATTGTGTTTTAGAGTTATATTGAGTGTATGGAAAATTATAAAAAGCAACACGCACGTCTACACTGTGCTAACTGGGATGCTGGTAAGTGTCTAGGTTGTGATATAAAGACTAAAGAAAACATATTGATACTGCACATAGATTCTAAAAAAGAGAACAAAGAGTGCGTTGTAGATAAAGGATGTGCCTACTTTGATAGGGTAGTGGTACCAGGTATAGTATGAAGAAGGTAACTCCAAAGAAGATAAAGTTCCTAGAGAAAATAATAAACGATGTAATCATTAGTTCCAATCGTTACAGAGGTTCTGGCACAAATCATTCAGAGCCTATGTGGGGTTGGGGAAGGGAAGAGTCAAATGAGAGAAAAAGAAGTAATCAATGCGATAGAGAAAGCTTATCCAAAGATGATGAAGAGGTTCAACCAGATAACGGATGATCAATATAAGTTGTTTTGTAAAAAACAGTATGACTACGGTAGCGGCAATATAAATTTAGGAGGAGACTTAGAAGACGATGACGATAGAATGTTTGCGTTAACAGCTTTAGTTATACGAATGAACGATAAGGTTAACAGATTAAAGAACATTATTGTAAAACATAGAGGCAACAACGCTGTTGCGGATGAAACCTACCTAGATGCATTTCGTGATTTATCTATTTACGGTATAATTGCTCAACTTGTATCTGAGAAAGAGTGGGGCAGATGAAAAAGTTATACTATTTAGTGGAAGCCTTGATAATAAAAGGAATGTTAAGAATACTAAACATAGGTAAAGATAATGAAATGGACTAATCAAGAAGTAAAAATACTTAAACAGTATCAAACCACTGCTAAAACTATGTCTGATATTCATAATGATTTGGCTGTCTTTGGTTACGATAGAACGTATAAGGCTGTAACAAGGAAAATAGAGTCAATGCGTCTAAACAAACCTTTTAAAAAGGTGAATATCGCTAACCTACCTAAGATATTAATTTTAGATATTGAGACTACCCCTATAGCTGTGTGGACTTGGAGCCTTGGAAAACAGTATGTTAATCCAATGAGCATAATGAAAGATAAGAACAATAAGTCTATGGATTGGTATGTACTTAGTTGGTCTGCAAAATGGTTGTATGACGATAAAGTTCTGAGCGATGTTGTTACTCCTGCAGAAGCTAAAGATAGAGACGATAAGAGGATTACACAATCTGTTTGGAAACTATTAGATGAAGCAGATATAATAATTGCTCACAATGGAGATAAGTTTGATTTGAGAAAATTAAAAGCAAGGTTTATTGCTAACGGTATGATTCCACCTATGCCGTATAAAACAATAGACACACTTAAAGTTGCAAGAAAAGAGTTTGCATTTAGTTCTAATAAACAAGATTACATTACTAAGTTCTTAGGATTAGAAGAAAAGCTAGATACAAATTTTCAGCTATGGTTAGACTGTATGAATGGAGACGAAGAAGCTTTAGAGAAAATGGAAAGATATAATAAAACAGATGTAGTTGGTTTAGAAGAAATGTATCTTAAGCTTAGACCTTATATTAAGAACCATCCTAACATAGCTATAATGATGGATGAAAATGTTTGTTCTGTTTGTGGTGGAGACTCTTTAGTAGAGACTGGTAAGTCATACCATACTGGAGCAAGTAAATATGATATATTTTATTGCGAAGGTTGTACGTCTCCACACATTAGAGGTAAGAGTAGTACGCTGCAAACAAATATAAATGTTAGATCTTCTTCTTGACTTTAATACTAAAATCGCTTATATTGTATTATAGATGATTAATCGTGTAATAAATAAGATTAGTCATTCTATATATAAAGATATAGAAGAATTCAAGAGGTACAATCCTAATACTGACGCTAAGTATAATTGGAGGGATGGTACCGAAGGTAACTGGGTAGTTTCAGACGATGGTCAAGTTTGTCAAGTTCTGAAGCGAGGGAAGCTAAAAGCATCTAGGTCTGATAAGGTTATAAAAAACTATATCAGGGTACCTCTTGGAACTTTTGTGTGTACAGATAAAACTAAAATGGAGGGTGATCCTAGGAAAAACCTTTATTCGTTTGGCTTGGCTAATACTAATGCTTATAAACATAAGATTGAGAAAAAAGAAACCACACAAAGAGAGTTTTTGTTTGCTCAGTTTGTTGCAAAGGGCACTGATTTGGTAGATGCTTTTTTAAAAGCATACCCTACTGAAAATAGGAGGTACGCTGAAGGTCAAGCTAAGATTTTATTAAAAGCAAAAAGGATACAAAGATTGATTAGGGAAGAAATAGATAAGGTTTTAGTTGATGCAGACATTACACCTCTGTATTTATTAGAACAAATGAAGTCAGTAGTGGACAATCAAAGCTCTAACGACAGAGATAAGATACAAGCTATTAAAACATTAATGCAAATAACTGGAATGATGGATACTGAAAAAAGAACAGAGTCAGTAGCTGTATTTCAAGGCTTTACAAAGGAACAATTAGATGCCATTGGCTCGGGAAAAGTTAAGCAAATTGCAAGCGCTGAAAGAGAAGTTGACGTCAAGTAGCTGCAAACTTTGTGGGAATAGTTTATTCCCAAAATCTTACATAATACATAACTTAGAAAATAAAAAATATTACGTTGAATGTTTTACTTGCTTAACAGTCTACACTCATAAACTAAAAATAAAGCACGTTGGTATGCCAGAAGTTCATGGAGTAAGTTAATTTACTATAACACTATTAAAAGTAGAGGGAAATAATGAAGAAAGTTGTTTTTGAATTAGAGTTAGAAGTTCATAAGGATTTAGATATTAAAGTTTTTGAAGAGTATCTTTATCACTATTTATTTAATCAAGAATCCATTGACGAGTTAACAGCTTCTGTCATTGGAGAAAAAGAATACCCAAATCATTTTGGTGCAACTTTTAAAAAGTTTGAATTAAAAAAAACAGCTACTAAAAAGAAAAAATGAAGTTAGCTGTATACGGAACACTTAGAGCTGGTTCTAATAGAACTGGAGTTATTAAAAACTCTTCACTAGTATACCCAGGGCATGAAAGCTTTCCAGCGGTTATACACAATAAAAAAGGCTCTGGAACTGTAGTAGAAGTACATGATGTATCAGAAGAAGATTTAGTAAGATATGATATGTATGAAGGAGTAAGCTCTGGTTTGTATAGAAGAGTTAAGACTAAAGTAAATATGGATGACGGATCAAAAGAAAAAGTTTGGCTTTATGTAGCAGGGGATGAGTTGTTGCAACGAAGTAATATGTTTAGAGTAATTCAAAGCGGAGATTGGTACAATAGATAATTTTAATATAAACTCAAGCAATCTTTCAGAAAAAGAAAGAGTGTTAAACATAGTATCAAAAGACTTAGTTGCTTTTGGTCAACTGTTTTTACCAGACGATTTTATGAAGTCATCTCCAGCTCCATTTCATTATGAAGTTGGAAATAAACTACTAGATAGAAGTCTTAGAAAACTGTGTGTTGTTTTACCTAGAGGTCATTCTAAGTCAACAATGGCTAAGGCTGCTTTACTCCATAGAATTTATTTTAATCCACAAGGAAAAAAAGAGTTTGCTGCTTGGGTATCGGAAGAGCAAGGTCAGGCGATTGATCATTTAAAATATATAAAAAATCATATTGAGTATAACAATGCTCTTAATTATTATTTTGGAGATATGGTTGGAGCAAAATGGACTGAAAAAGAAATTACTACTAGTCGTGGAGACAGGATAATTGCAAAGGGTACTAGCCAAAGATTGCGTGGTAGGTCTGAACTTGGCACTAGATATACAAATATTATTTTAGATGACTTTGAATCTGAGTTAAATACAAAAACTCCAGACAGAAGAAGAGAGATTAAAGAATGGTTGATGTCAACTGTCTATCCATCTTTAGAAGAATCAAAGGGCAACGAGGGATCCATCTGGTTAATTGGCACTATCGTACATTACGATTCAGCATTACAGGCTATATACGATGGATACCTTGAAGCTCAAGATAAAAATACTAA